GGTACGCGATCAGGAAGGGCCGTCAGGCCGCGTGGATTGGCCCAGCGAACGCCTCGACGGCTGGGATATATCATTAGACAAGAACGTCTCGCCCGACGCCCCTGACGGCGGTCACAGTACGCAGAAGCCGCTGGAGTGTATGGAGCGGCCCATCTCCTACCATGACGGGGACGTCTACGACCCCTTCGTCGGCTCTGGCACGACCATTATCGCCGCCGAGCGGTTGGGTCGTCGGTGCTATGCTATGGAGATTGAGCCGCGATATTGTGACGTAGTGATTCAGCGATGGGAGGATTACACCGGTGGGAAGGCCTGCCTTTTATCTCAGTGAATAGATGCGAGCAATCGTTGCCTGTATAGCATGGGAGCGTCCTTCCCTTGTATCTGGCTCTACGGGCCTAACAGGGGCATTAAATGGCAGCTCTCTGCACAGACCCGGAGGCTAAGAGGAGTGATTAACTGATGGCATTACAGAACGGTCAGAGGATCGCGGCCCAACTGCGGAGATACCGTATGCTGAACCTGAAGATCGCCGGAGCCTCTGAGAGGCAGATAGCGGAACAGGAGGGGATTTCCCACGGCCTGGTCAACAAGGACATCAAAAAGGTTCTTGAGGATCTTGCCAGGGAGAACACGGGAAACGCAGACAAGATCAGGGCTCTCCAGATGGAACGGTATAACGCCCTTCTTCTCCGCATGTGGGAATCTGCCATGCAGTCCGATGAGGGAGCGGTAGATCGGGTGATAAAGATAATGGACAGGATCAATGCAATCAATGGAGTGATCCCAGACAAGCCGCTGATAAATATGGCGATAGAACAGACAAGTATCCAGATGACCCAGGCACCGTTCACATTCAGGATAGAGAATGCAGGGGATAACGCCGACCAGGACATACCGGAGACCGAGTCTCTACCTCAAACAATCGGAGGCGATATTCTCCAGGGATAGGTACGCCGTAATCGAGGGCTCCACCAAGTGCGGCAAAACCGTTGCGTGTCTTGCGTGGATTCTGGAGAAGGCTATGGGTGGAAACCCAGGACAGGCTTACTGGTGGGTCGCTCCCGTTTATCCCCAGGCGAAGATTGCATACAGGAGACTCAAACGGGGATTAGACCCGTCTGTTTTCACCTCCAACGAATCAGAGCTAACCATCACTCTCCTGAACGGGTCGGTCATAGGATTCAAGTCTGCCGAGAAACCCGACAATCTGTACGGGGAGGATGTTTATGCCTGTGTGGTTGATGAGGCCACCAGGGCAAGGGAGGAATCCTGGCACGCGATCCGGTCAACCCTGACGGCAACCAGAGGGCCGATTCGCATAATCGGAAACGTGAAGGGACGGCGCAATTGGGCATACAGGTTGGCGAGGAGAGCCGAATCCGGGGAAAGGGATTGGCACTATGCAAAGTTAACGGCATACGATGCGGTGGACGCAGGGGTTTTACAGCTCCAGGAAGTGGAGGATGCGAAGGCCCAACTGCCGGATAATGTTTTCAAGGAGTTATATCTCGCCGAGCCATCTGATGACGGGGGGAATCCTTTCGGCATTAGCTCCATCCAACAGTGTATCGCCCCGCTATCGGGCTCCCAGGCGGCTGTGTTCGGGATTGACCTGGCAAAGTCAGTTGACTTCACGGTGATCATCGGACTCGATGGGGATAACCAGGTCTGCTTCTTTGATCGATTTCAACTGCCCTGGGAGGAAACCCTGGGGAGGATCATTCCCGTGATCGGCAGTGTTTCGGCTTTCGTGGATTCAACCGGAGTGGGAGATCCCATCGTGGAAAGACTTCAGCGATCCCTGTCCAATGTCCAGGGTTACAACTTCTCCTCCCCAAGCAAGCAGAAGTTAATGGAGGGCCTCGCCCTTGGTATACAGTCCCAATCTATCGGTTACCCGGACGGGACGATAGTGGCAGAGCTTGACACCTTCAGTTATGAGTACACCAGGACCGGAGTAAAATACTCGGCTCCTCCAGGTTTACATGATGACTGTGTAATGGCCCTTGCTCTTGCCGTTTACGGATCGAGTAACAGCCCTGGGATGGGCGTATGGTAAATTCCACAGTGAGGGAGTTCCGGTGTTCAAACTGCGGGAAACTCCTGGCGGAGAAGGTAGGGAAGGGAACCGTTATTGTCTGTAATAGATGCAAGACACGGAATGAGAAATAATAATCTCAGAATCCTCAAAAAAAGGGAGTTCGTTTATGAAAATTGATCTGAGCCCGGATGAGATGTTGATTGCCATAACGGCAATTAAACGCTACTTCATAACGGAGAATTCGGCAGAAGTAACAATGAAGAAACTGGACGAGGGCCTTCGCTCCATGCACCGCCTATGTCCAGGAGACCCTGTCACTGATTGTGGCAACTGGGTTTATGATGACCCTTCCAGGAACGGGGAACAGTACTGCGGGTTGTGGCGGTGCGCGAAGGAAGGCAGAACCGTTCAGAGGGATTTCAAACTCCCAGAGAGATATAAGCAATCAAGCAGTGCAAGGAATGAGGTGAACCAATGACTGAAAAATGCGGCACTTGCAATCATTCCAGAGCATCCCACAGGAAATTCTATTCTGCATTCAAGTTCAGTTTTGGATCAGGGGATCGTCCATTGTACGAGCGATGTAATACCTGTCAGGGAAATCCCTGGCGGGAGAAGCGGAACTACCATATACACGATTTCACAACTGAGAGGATTGGGCTCCATGAGGGAGCCCGCCACACTACCGAGAAGTTGTCCGGTTATGGTCTCCGTCTGCAAGATGGCATTCTCCGCGTTGAAGAAATAAAGGCCGTTGCCGTTTAGTAAGGTTGGGTCATCACCGCATCAATCGAAGTGAAGGGGCCAGCAATAATGCTTCCTGTCTCAGCATCCATGAACTCAAAGCCCTTTGCACAGGTTTCACTCTCCCCGCCGCCATGCTCCAGATGATAGGGAGGCCACTTGTCTTCATATCCTCGTTTGGTGACAAATTCATATGAATCGAAAAGAAAGGTACTAACCTCTCCGCTGTCTCCTTCTTCCACCCATTGAACATCGTGCCAGTGGCCAGCAATACATACCCTGGTGATCTTATCTATATCAATTAACAGTGACATGGCTCCTCCTTTTGAGAACGTATAGTAGCCTATTGCGGAGGCGGGCATTGATGGTGTCCTTGCTATTTACTGTGCTATGCTGTATCGGATCAATGGTTCTGAGCATTTTCCATTGATCAAAAGTTATAGTGGGCTTCCTGGATTTCTCCTCCGGGGAAGCCCGCCCTCCAACCAGATCGTGGTCAAGGCAAGTGCCCTCAAGCCAGGGATAACGCTTGGGCATATTTGGGTTCTCGCGAAAGCAGTATGACGGGGACATAGCCGCCACAGTCCCGCTTATCAGCGATCCGTCACGGGTTGTATATCCTAGTGACAACTACGCCAATTTCTCATCCCAGGGTTACGGACGGTCAGAGATCGTCCATGCCTGTATCAGGGAGCTTTCCACCGGAACGGCAACGGCAAGATGGTTTGTCGGGATTCCCGCTGATGGCGGGATATCGGAAATCGAAAACTCCCCTTTCTCGTTACTCCTCAAGTATCCCAACCCTGAACACGATTGGTACACCTGGTTGGAACGGGCGGTCACATATCTACAGGTCGCCGGAAACGTGTATGTCTACAAGGAGCGGGTCAGAACCAACCGGATCTCCGCCCTCTGGCTCCTGAGACCTGACAGGGTCTCGATTGTTTCCCAGGATCGGGGGGCAAGCTCATACAGCTATGAGATCAACGGTAAGGAGTATGAGATCCCTGCCTCGGATATTGCCCACCTGTCATTGCCCAATCCTTCGGGCGACGTCTACGGGCTATCCCCTCTTCATGTCCTGGCAAAGACCGTTAACCTGGACACCCTTATGACCGATTTCGCCAAGACCTATTTCAACAATGCGGGGGTTCCGAGCGGACTGCTCAAGATCAAGAGAAGGCTGACATCCCAGGAGGAGGCAAGCCGTATCCGCTCCAGGTGGAGGTCTACGTTCGGAGGCCCAAGTAATATGCACCAGGTGGCAGTCCTGGATGACGATGCCGAATATCAACAAATGGCATCAAGCCCGAAAGACATGGCACTCACAGAGTTACACAACCTGACAGAGTCAAGGATATGCAGTGTCTTTGGGGTTCCTCCCATCCTCATATCGGCCAATGTGGGATTGCAGAGATCGACATTCTCCAACTATCGGGAGGCTCGATTCAGCTTTCATTCAGAAACCCTGGAACCGTTGATCAACAGGTTTCTCCGGTTTTTTAATTACTGCCTCGTCCCTGAGTTTCCCAACAGCGGGGAGGTCATGGTTGATCTGTCCGAAATGCGATCCTTCCTGGACGATAAGGACTCCGTCACAACCAGGGCAACAAACCTTTTCACAGCGGGAATCATCACCCTGAACGAGGCGAGGTCACTGGTTGGACAGGACGCTATTGATGACGGGGATGTTCGCAGGGTTCCGGTAAACATCATCGAGGATAACGCCCTTGAGGATGGCCCCGCCGCTCCCCTCGCTATCGAGGAGGGCATGGGCATCGACCAGATAAAGAGAGAGAGCCCCGTGGCCCCTGGGGCTGTACGGCTCCGGAGATCCCTCCTGAAAGACAGGGATGCGCTGGTAGAGGATCTTGATAGAAGGATGCAGTCATATCTGCGCCGGATAAAGAACCGGGCTGACGGTGTTATGGGCCGTTATATGGAACGGGACATAGAGCTTGAGGAGAAAGAGTTTCCCTTTGAGTGGGGTCAACTGGTTCCTGATGCAGAACTGGATGGGTTATCCAGTGCCTTGCACGATTCATTTGTCAGGGTAACAAAATCGACATTCGGGCATATCAATGACTCAGGTGTCGCGGGGGTTATTGAATGGGCCGAGAATCTTCCGGCAGTCCAGATGGTTGTCTCCCAGGCCACCGCCAGGGCTACGATCATACACAGAACCACAAAGAAGGTTGTTCGTGAAACAGTGGAGACTGCCCTGACCAGGGGTTACTCGGTGGATATGTTGGCCAGGGGAGTTCCCAGGGATAAGTTCCCAGGATTGAAAAGCATCCTGAATGAAACCAGGGTACGAGCCAAGCTGATTGCCAGAACCGAGGTGATGAGAGCCCAGAACCAGACCTCCGTCAATTTCTTCAGGGAGCAGGGATTCCAGTTTGTCAGAGCTACTGATCCCGACGGTGATGAGGGCGATAACTATGTCGATCCGGGAGACCCGTATGGGAGAACCTGTATCGAAAGGGATGGCCAGGTTTACCACGTCGGGGATGCTATGGACATCCAGGATCACCCGAACGGAACCCTGTCCTGGCAGCCGATGGACAGGAACTACAGACCCGCAACCCAGGAGGTATGACTTGAATCATAAGGAATCCATAACAGATATAAAGGTTCTTGATGCCACGGAGGGGATCGTGGAGGCGTTTGTGAACACTATGGGAGTGATAGATGCGGACGGGGATGTTATAGATCCGTCTGCCTTTGACAACTCTATTGAGAACAATCTGCCCTTGCCCGTTCTCCAGGGCCATGATCAGTCCAAGGTCATCGGAAAGGTTATAGACGCGAAACCAGTGAGGATGCTTGGTGATGAGTACAAGCTACACGCAACCATGCAGATAAACATGGAAAAGGAGATCGGGCGCGATGCCTTCTCCGACATCCAGGGGGAGTATGTACAGCGTTGGTCGGTGGGTTTCAACCTTACACCGGACAATGTTGAGATGGAGAGAACGGTAGAGGGAGACACCATCAGAAGGATCAAGGAACTTGATCTGGTTGAGGTCTCCACTGTTATACGAGGGGCATCGCCGGATACGCTGACGATTGCCGCCAAATCAATCGAACCTGTAGAGCAAGAAGAAACCGCCTCGGACACGGAAGAACCCGTCTTTGACACGGATCTTGCCAGGGCTCGGCTGTCGCTTATCAAAACGCAGTTGAGGTTAAAAGATGCCGAAACGAAAAAAACCTAAGAAGTACTAGATCCGAGGAGGGTTTAGAAATTGAATACTAAAGAGATGAGGAAACACGCCGAGGTGGTTGCCGAACAGGCTTATGCCGCCCTCGCAATTGGCAACACAGATGAGTTCAAGAAACTCGCAGATGCCGCCGAGAAAGAAATGGAAAAAGCCGAGGAGATTGACAAGGCATCGGTGAAAGCGATGGAGCTTAAATCCGATTTCGAGCAGACGACAAACACCATTCCTGTGACGAGCAAGGATGTTGAGGTTTATGACGCGAATGACACAACCCGAAAGATGAAGGCTGATTACAGGCCCGCGTCCTGGGTGAAGGGTCTTCCCGCCGCCGCACAGCCGCTCTGGGTTCAGGAGCAGATGGGAGATAACCAGAAAGACCAGGTCCGCGTCTACATGGATGCGTTCACCAAGTGGGCAACGGCTCCCAGGGAAGAGATGTTCTGGAAGAGTGCAACGCCTGACGAAATCAAGGCAATGCAAGAGGACACAGATGCCGAAGGTAAAGAAATCTGCCTCGCTAGCTAGTGATAGTTAGATGATTATCGGGTGAACTGCTGGAACGCTAAGTCGAAAGATAAGCCAATCAGCATCCAAGCCTAACGAACGGATAAGAGTAGTTAGGAAGGTTCAGAGACTAGGGGATGAGTACCGAAACAATAAGCCCCAAAAGTGCCCGACAACTCAATGAGTTGAAGATATAGTCCGACCTCATGGGAAACCATGAGAGGCTAACAGAAATGATTAGCCCGCTAAAAAGAAATTTTTAGTAGTAACAAAAAAGGGATTTTTTGTTCCGGAAGCTTTCATAAACCAGGTTGTGCATGATCCAGGAGTTCCCGGATCTACCCTGCGTCCTCTTTGCACCGTTATCAATGTCGCGTCCAAGGATGGATATGTCCCAACGATGGGAAGTGCGACCTGGGCGGCGGTAGCAGAGGAAGCCGCCTACAGCGACCAGACTCCAACCGTTGGGCAGGTGAATTTTAATATCGAAAAGTCTGGAGGATTG